AATTCAGATTTACTTGTAGATGATGATGGAAAGCCTATCATTGAAATATTTGAAGGCTCTACATACGATAATGCTGCAAATCTTCCTGAAGACTTTATTGCAACAATGGAGAGTACATATAAAGGTCAGATGAAAGACCGCTTCCTAAAGGGTGAATGGGGAGCTTATGAAGGTCTAGTTTATTCTGCTTATGATCCAACGATCCATCAAATTAATCACGATGTTATGGTTGATTATTTTGATTTACAGTTATTGCAAGGTGCTAGATTAAATATTCATGAAGCATACGATCACGGCCTTGCGCAACCAGCTTGTTATTTATTTAGTTTTACTAATCTTGTGGGTGATGTTTTTGTTATGGATGGGTTCTATGAAAAGGAACTCACAATTAAGCAAATCTCCAAGAAGATTAAAGATATTAGAAAAGAATATGGTATTTATGAAGGATCAGAATTAAGTCCAGTTGATGTAAGTGATTTAAAAGTCTTAGCCGATCCTGCCATCTTTAGAAGAAATACAGCACGCTCTGATGTTGTTGGTACTACGACCTCTGGATTATTCCGTGACGAAGGAGTGGTCATGGAGAGAGGCAACAATGACATTATAAATGGTATTGCCAAGGTCCAGTCATATCTATATATTGATGAGTACCACAGGCATCCCATATATACAGATCGCGTAGGGGCACCGCGTATTTATTTCTCAAGTAAACTAGAATTCATTGATAATGAAATTGTAGATTACTTCTGGAAGAAAGATACTTCAGGTGAATATGAAGATATCCCCAACGACAAGAATGATCACGCTATGGATGCTATTAAATATTTGCTTAGTAGGCGTCCTCGCGTTGCTACCTTTAGATTGAATAGAAAACAAAATCCTATTCCAAATAAATACAGAAGGTGGCGAGAAGCACCTGACAATGTTCAAACATTAACAAGATCGAAACGATATGGCTGAAACTGTTGATCCTGCTGAAACTGTTCCAGGCGTTCAAGATGCTTTTAAGCGTGAAGGTTTAGCGCTCGATAAAGCTGTTGAAACTGTTCCGCCTTATAAAGCAATCTCTGATGAGAAAATCCCTGTATCTAAGGAGTTAGGCAAGCTTTGGCAGTCTAGATTAGATCAAGCTAAAGCTGCTAGAAGAGATACAGAAGATTGTTGGTCTGAAGCTATTAGATATTATGAAAATAATCAGATGTCTAATAGAACTTCTGTAAACAATGCTTCAGGTACTAGAACTCCTAAAAGACTAACAGATAGCTGGACAGAAACAGAGAATATTGTGTTCTCTAATGCTACAACCATGCTTCCGATGCTTTATGCTAAGAATCCTGAAGTTGAAGCAGATGCAGTTAATTCGGCTAATGAAGATTATGCTAAATGCTGCAAGAAGTTGATCAATACTCTTCTTAGTATGAAGGCTGCACCTGGAGTTAAGCTTAAGCCTAAAGCTAGAAGAGGTGTTCTTTGGGCACTTCTCACTAATAGTGCTTATATGAAGATTGGCTATACTAACAAAGAAGATGCCAACGAAACTGCATTAAAAGAATTAAATGAGCTTACACAAGAATATGCAAATGCTAAGTCTAGAAAGCAATTGCAAGAAGTCGAAGGTAAGTTGCAAGCTATTGAAGACAAGATTGCGTTGCTTCGTCCTGCTGGGCCTAGTTTAAAACTTACCTCTCCTTTTAACATCTATGTTGATCCTACTTCCAGTGAAGGGGATCATGATGATGCTAATTGGATTGTGGAATGTGACTATCTTCCTACTTATTATTTGAATGCTGTCTATGGTGTAAAGAAAGACGGCAAGGTTGTTTCGATCTATGAGTCAACCCATGTACTTAAAGTAGGTGAGACGGATAATATCGGACACGACGACGAAATCAACAACTTCTCTTTACTTCAAATTGATGATGAAAAGAAGAGAGAAGCTTCTCACTATGGATATTCAGACAGCAAGGTTTACGAGCGTTGTCAATATACCAAGGTTTGGTGGGTGTGGGATAAGACAACAAGACGTGTCTATCTTTTCTCTGACAAATATTGGACATGGCCAGTTTGGGTCTGGAATGATCCATTAAAGTTATTAGATTTCTATCCCTTTGCTCCGCTACATTTCTATGAGAGCGTTGATAAGCCTCAAACGATCGGTGAAGTTACTTATTATCTAGATCAGCAAGATGCTATTAACGATATTCATGCAGCAATTGCTCAATCTAGAAAATGGGCTAGAAGAAATATCTTCTATGACAAGAATTCTGGCCTTAAGCAAGATGATGTTGATAAAGTTTTAAACGGCCCTGATGGAACTGCCAGAGGGATTGATGTTCCTGAAGGCAAGTCATTAAAAGACATTTTAATGTCTATTGTTCCGCCTGCTATGAATTATCCTGAATTGCTCGATACAACAAGATCACAGCAAATCATTGATAGGATTACAGGTATTACGGCTGCTCAACGTGGTGCTGAATTTAGAACCAATACAACAAATGACGCAGTTAACTTTTACCAACAGAATATTGATATCAAAGTTGACGAAAAGATTGATGCAATCGAAGACTGGATTGCGGACATCGCTTGGAAACTGCTTCAATTACTCTGTACGAAATTCACAACCCAACAAGTCATTGAACTTATTGGAGAGGAATACGGACAGCATTGGAAAGTCTTACAATCTCCTGAAGAACTTCGCACTCGTCTTTCTCTTCGTATTGTTGGCGGTTCGACTGATAAACCTACTTCAAAGAATAAGAAGAGAAATGCTCTTGAAATTGGTCAAGTGATGGGCCAGTTCTCTAGTGCTTCTCCGATGGCATTGCTTCTTGCTGCTAAAGCTATTTATCGCGCATTCAGTGATGATATTAATATTACTGAAGAAGAATGGCAGATGTTTATGCAAAGCATCGAAATGGCTGTTCAAGCTCAAATGCAGCCTCAAGCTCCAGTGGGAGGAACTGGTAATGCCACTCAAGGACAATCATCTGAGATTGATCAATTAGTGGCCTCTCTTCCTAGAGAAGCTCAAATCCAGTTAAAGCAATTATTAGATCAGGGTGTGCCTCCTGAACAAGCCTTACAACAGGTTCAACAAACAGCACAAACGCAACAAGCCGCATAAGAGAGGATATTATGCCTGACACTTTTGAAATTGATATGGATCGTCACTTTGCTGCTGCGGGTATTCCTGCGGAAGAAACTAAAGTTGACGAACAACAAGCAGTTCAAGATCATCAACAAAATACCCAACAGCAACAATCGCAAGATCAATCTGATGCCGATAAGGAAAAGTCTGTATCCGACGCAATTGTTGAAAGGCTCACAGGTGAACAATCGCCTAAGAAAACAGACAGCCAAGATCAACAACAAAAGCCTAATGATCAAAATAAACAAGGCGGCGGAACTGACAACAACAATCAACAAGGGAAGAAAGAAGAAGGACAAGTTGCTGCTGGTCCCGGAGATTTAACTCTTCAAGATGGGACAATTATTAAAGCAGGACAAGAGCGTCGTTGGTATAACGAAAGCCAAGCTTATAAGACGCAAGTTGGCACACTGAACACACAATTGCACAACGAGCGTCAGAGTCATAACTCAGCTAAAGAAAAATTAGCTAAATATGAAGATGCTGCTAAAGCTGTTGGTGTTGCTGATCCGACAGAGATGTCGCAGTCGTTACGTCTATACAGAGACCTTCGCGAAAAGCCTGTCGAAACCATTAAACAATTGCTTGCAGAATTGAAGGCTGTAGGGCATAATATTGAAGGCATCGGGAGTTCTGTCGATACAGCGGCAATCTCTCGAATGCTGGACCAGCGGCTTGGTGATACAAAGCTGACTGAAGGTAGACAGCAACAGGAACTGAGTGAACAAGATCAAAGAGTAGCTGAAGAAGTTACTTCGTTCTTAACCACTTATCCTGATGCTGCTATGCACGAGGCGCATATTGCGGCTCTGATTGAGGCTAATCCAGGGACTTCCCTTGTTGACGCCTATATTGCTTTGAAGAATGGCGCTGAAGCTAGAGGCTTCAATTGGGCACAACCTTTAAGCCCTCAAATTGAAGCAGCTAAACAAGCGGACCAAACTCAACAGCAAACACAGCAACAACAAAGTAATATTAAGCCTTTAACTCAAGGCACTAATATTTCGGGACACTCCCAAGGAAAAGTCGAAGTAATTCCGCATCTTCAAGCTAATTCAATCGAAGATGCAATCAGAGCTTCCTTAGCAGAACATGGAATTAAATAGAGAAATTAAATGAGCGTCTTAAATACTATTCTTAATTCGTCTCTGGAAAAGTCGCGTAAGCAATTAATCATGGCGTCGATTAAGTCGCACGCGCTGATGGCTTGGGCTTTCGCTACTAACAGAGTTGAATATGAGGATGGTGGTTATAATATCACTAATCCTCTGACTGTCGGTCGTAACCCGAATGTTACCTCGATGGAATATTATGACCAAGTTCCGGTTGGCCAAACTGACGAATTTACTACTGTTCGTTATACCTGGTCGCGGGTCGTTGGTACTGTCATCATTTCTGAACAAGAAGAGGATGAAAACAAAGGCGAAAGCATGATCTTCAAGCTTATGAAGGCCAAGCTTGAAGTCTTAGAAGAAAGCATTAAAGAGAAGTTCTCTGAATATCTTTATAGTGCTGGCGGCGGTGCTGATCCTCTTGGTCTTCCGTCTCTTGTTCCTGATGATCCGACTTCGGGTTCGATCGGTGGTATTAATCGTGCTACCGAAACTCAATGGAGAACTTCGGCGTATAACTTTGGTGGTGGCTTAAATGCTACTAACATCGAAGAAGCTTTTGATGATATTCTGATGGACCTCACTCTTAAGGGTGATAAGCCGGACCTCATCTTAGCTGGTCGTAACATCTTCCGTATTTATCGTGCGGCTGTTAGAGACAAGATTGTTCTCAATCTCTCTGATACTTCTAATGGTAAGCGGATGATGGACTTAGGCTTCGGTGGCCTTTCTCATCAAAACATTCCGATCTTATACGATGAAGATTGCCCGCTGAATAAAGCTTACTTCCTGAACTCGAAGTATCTGCGCCTGCATATGCTTAAGGGCGTTAATATGAGAGTTAAGCAACTGAACTCGCCGTGGGATATGGATGCGACTGGTTCGCGTACTACTTGGCAAGGTCAATGGTGCACCTGGAAGAACTACCGTACCCACGCGGTTCTGATTAATTAATCATAATCATAGAGAGGAATGATTATGGCTTTGCCTAAGAGACGTATTAAAGCTAAGTACAGAACTATGAGACCTCAAAAGGTTAAGGTTCTTGTTACTAAAGCTCAAATGGTAAAACAAGAAGGTACTGATAGTTATTCTATGGAGTTGGTTTCGGAGGTTGTGGAAAAGGAGATGTTTACTGTCTTCTTTCCACAAGGCCATTCCATTAGAATTGAACGACCAGAACTGATTAGAATGGGATTACACCGGCGTCCGCGTTTAGTTGATATGGAAACTGGTGAAACTGTTGACTTCGGCGGCGATCCTTATGATTTCATGGGAATGCCGAAGGAAGAGAGAGAAGAAGAGTTTGAACGCTTCGATGGTGATCCTGAAGAGTTTGAATTGAGTGATGAAATCATCGAAGAAGACAAAGCTAAAGTAAAAACTGCTAAGATATAAGAGGTGCAGTAAATGACTGTTAGAACTGGTAAATATCGTCCGAGACGTATCAATCGTTACGTTCCGAAGATGGGTTATTCCGCTTTCGTAATCCACGAAGGTGTGAATGAAGTTCGCTTTGGTCCGGTTGCGGTTGCTGCGGCTGCGAACATCTTAAGTGCTCAAAGCATTGCTTCGGCTGGTGCTACTACGACTTTCCTTCAAGATAATACCGATCCGGTTAATGCTTCGTTTACAGAGGAATTTCCGTATGGTCCTGGCTTTGGTAGATGCTTGCAAGTTGTGGCCTCTGGCGCTGCGACTTCTAATGTTACGGTCTATGGGCGTGATTACCTCGGACAACCTGTTGTTGAAAGCTTTACGCTTAACGGCAACACCCCGGTTGTCGGTGGTAAGGCGTTTAAGTGGATTGATCGCATTACTTGGGGAGCTACTTCGGCCACGACTATTAATGTTGGCACGACAGATAAGCTCGGCCTCCCGTTCAGAGCGCAAAATATTATTTCTGAACAAGCGGATGGCGTAAGAGTTGCGACGCTGGGCACTCTCGTTACTCCTTCGAGAGTTGATCCTCAAACTGCAACCACAACTGACCCTCGCGGAACGTATGATCCGCAAACTACTCTTAATGGTTCAGCGTTCATCACCGCTCATTTCTTCTTCGATGGCTCTTTAAATTCGAATGGAAATGGTGGTCTGTATGGACTTGCTCATTACGGCGGCTAAGTCCTCCCTCTTAAAGCTGCTGTGATCGGTTGGGCGTCAGGTATCCTCTCTATCTGGCGCCCAATTTGCTAATGAGATTGAAATGATTGATAAGAAATTACAAGATGTAATTGTTGAAGTTGAGCAAGGTCTGTCTCAAGCAGCGGGTCTTAGCACTCAAGTTTATTCACAAGATTTCATTGCTACTTTAATTCAAAATGCCTTTGATTTCTTATCTCGTGATCCTGATAAAGATTGGAAAAGATTTCAAACATTTGAAACATTTACACTAACTGGCACTGATGGAAGAACAACAGTTCCAGTTAGCACTAAATTTAAAACCTTTGATGATATTAAACTTATCTATCCGAATGCTAGACAAAAGCCATTAGCATACTTCAATTTATCGGTTAATCCTTCTCAAATTAATGGCACTAATGCTTTAAAATATTGCCACGATACTGTTGATATTATTAAAGTAATTCCAGTAACTGCTCAAGGTACTATTACAATTATTGGTAATGTATATCCTTTAAATGATTTTGAATTAGATGTTATTATTCCATTCGATTATCTAGCTTTGAAGTGGTATGTTATTTGGAAATATATGATCCAAGATGGCTCTAATCCTGGCGCAGCGGAACTTGCTAGACAGGAATTCCAAACTAGATATGAGCATCTATTCAAAGCTCAAGGAAGAGAACCTATTGCTTTAGATGGTGTTGGTGGTCCTGATATTCCCACTGATTGGTTTACTAATCCATGATCACTAAAGAGATTAAATCAGCTAAATTAGAACTCACAAGTGCAACTATTAGAGACTTTACTGGTGGTTGGAATGATCTTGATGATGATCTAAATCTTAGCTCTAGATATTCTAAGAGGCAGTTTAATGTTTCTACTGCTGCTGATGGTTCTGTGTCTGTTAGATACGGAACTCGAATGTTTGCTGATTTACAATTGTTCTTCTCTACACCGGGAGCACAGATTGTAAATATTACCTACTTCTCTAATGCTGTAATTGTTGTTGCCAGTAATGGGGATGTCCTTAGAGTATATGGTGATGGTACTATTGCAAGGATTTGGGATGCTTCTATTGCTGCTGCTTTACCCGGTTCTCCTTCAGGCTGGTCTGCTACCGATTTCGCAAGCTTCGCACAATTCAACGATGAATTGATTATCTGCAATGGTGTAGATAAACCTTTGATTGTTGCTGCGGATTTGACCGTTGATTATTTGCAAGATCTAGGTACTAACACAAACATCAATACACCGATTGCTCGCTATGTGGTTGCGTGTGATCGTTATGTTGTTATGGCTGGTGATCCTGTTAATCCTTACAGAATTCATATTAGTGCTAGAGACGCTAGTGGAACATGGTATGGTGATCCTGATCCCAATGATGCTACTTTTATTGATGTAGGTTCTTTGCTGAATGGTGCTTCTTTTATTAGAGGTATTGCCAGCTTTAGAGGTAAATTAATTGTTGGATTTGCTGAAGGGACGGTTGTCGCTCAATTAGGCAATTATGATACCGATGATAACCATGATCCTCAATTTGAAGAGCCTGTAGAGCATTATGGAAGTGTGTCTCATCGCAGTATGATTAGCTATGGCGATGATATGCTGATGATGGATTTAGTAGGTGTGCCTTCTCTTCGGCGTACTGTGTTTACTGGAACACTTAGACCTGAGCGCATCAGTGATCTAATCGGACCTGCCATCGCTTCTCATATCAGAACACTCGATTTTGCTGCATTAGAAGATCATAGCTTTGCTGTATATAATCAAAAAGAAGGACAATTCTTATTCTTCCTTCCTGATAAAAGTGATTATGTGGCAGTTACGGAAACAAAAGCTTATGTCTTCACTTATATTCCAACATTAAAAGTAAGCAGATGGGCTAGATTTGATGGATGGAATTTCTCGTGTGCTTGCAGAACTATTCAAGGTGAAATCATCTTTGGAGATAAATCCGGCAAGCTATGGTTATACGGAAGCAGAGATATTCCGATCTATGCTGATTATCTAAATGATAGTTCTATCAACTCCGGTAATGGAGTTCCTATTACATTTGGCTGGGAACTGCCCTGGACGGACTTTAGTAGAAGAACTGAAACAAAGACAACTAGATATATTAGTTTTGATACTAGAGGCACAGCTAATTTCACTGTCAGTATGTTTGTAGATCGTTTGATGAAAGATGAAAATAATGCTGATCGTGCTCAATTAGTTATGGAAATGGTTGGAGGCGATACTCCAGCATTCGGTGGTGGAGATCAGCCTTATGGTAGTGGTAGAAATACAACTTATGAAAAATTGTATTCTTGGCCAGCAAAGTTCAAGCAAATGAAACTGAGGATCGAAGGACAAGTTACTGATCCTCTTTCATTTATCAGCATCTCTTTATTATATCTAAAGGGTAAGTATTTCAGATGAGTGGTGGATTTAGAGCTACAGACGCCTTTGGTTTCACGCTAATTGATTATAGTACATTCGGTTGGCACACATATGAATATGCTAATTGGAATAAGCTTGATACCATTCTGAATGCTGGAACATTTCAGGTTCCTTTTGGCGTTGATAGTGGCACTGTGAACGCATTCATTGTAGATTTTGCTCCTGATATTACTTATACAGCAGGAGTAAGAATTGCCTTTAAAGCTGCAAATGGGAATACTGGTGCTTGCACTATTAATGCTGATGGACTTGGTGTTAAAAACATCGTTCGATTAGGCTCTCCTTTAATTGGGGGCGAAATTCCCGCTAATGCTTATGTTCTATTAATTTATAATGGAACAGACTTTGAACTCTTAGCTCCTAAAGTAGAAGAAATCGAAATTGAAGATGGCTCGATTACTCCTACGAAACTTAGCACAGGGCGTCCTTCTTGGGATGCTAGTGGGAATGTTGATATTGCCGGTGATACAACAGTTGATGGAAC